AAATGAGTAAAAAATTAAATAAAACTGAACAATGGTTAAAAGGACAAAGTCGGCAAGGGGCAAAATTAAGGGACCTTTTGCCAACGTTAAAACAATATCATAGAATGCCAAAAGAAATGCAAAGAAAATACACGCGAATTATGCAAGACTGGAAAAGTAACAGTCCATCCAGAAAAGGACGGGCCTTAGATCGTATGCAAAAATACTACCACCAAATTCCGGGACAAACTATGATCCAGCAAGTATTGGGCGGACGTATTATTGCAAATTTGGAAAGCATTTATCAACAACAACAAGAAGATTATTTCATGAACACGTATTACGAAGCACCGGGGGACATTTATCGGCAAGGAAAACCGGGCGCGGGATATGGGGTAATGCGGCAAGGACATTTCCAAAAAGATAAGCACGGGCATGTTATCGGGGCGCGAACGGCAAAAGAAGTTTCCAAAATGATGATTTTCAGAAAACTGGACCGCGATCAACTTACAGTATCAAATTTTGAAATGAAAGACTTTTTAGAAGGCGTGGAATTTTACGATAACGGTAATGAACAGGTTGCGGTGGCGTCATATCGCGACGGTAAAACGCGGTTTATTGACGTGTATAATAAAACAACCGATTCAACGGAAACAATCGAAATTGATCTTGAACGAAAAGGATTTCCGCGCAATACAATTGATTGGGAAAACCCACGGGCACGGAAGAGGGATAATATAACCGGGTGGTGATAACATGGGGAAGGCTAAAAAAGTCAATCAAAAGCCTTTAATTTTAGTTGCCGATAGTGAAGCGCAAACGGCCTGGAATGATACCGCAATAAGCGAAGAGATCGAGTTAAAATTGAAAAAACGGTTGAACGAGATCAAGCACGAATTACGCTACCACCCAACCGTCGAATTAAAACGGGAAAAAAGCGAGCTGGAACGCAAAATCGGGGTAAAAAGCACGGGGCTATGCAACGAAATGAACACCTATCTACTAGGATATGCGGAAATTGGAACCGGGAAGCGCGCAAAAAAGTGGTATGAACAGCGGGTTGAAAAATATGGAGTTGAGCATGCGCAGGATCTTTGGACTGAACGCAATGTACGGTACTGGTATAAACCAGAACCAAACGACGAGCCATGGGAAGCCATGTTACGGGATATGGTAAAACGCTATCGTGATAAAATCGGCGATGATAAGGCATATTTTGCCGTGATCTATTTTCACAACCTGGACTATGACGCGCAAAATCTGATGCAGCATATTATGGACCAAGATTTTGAGTGTCGATTTAGCGACGTAAGCGTTCTGCATAATGGTAGCTTGTATAGTTTATCGTTTGTTTATAACGGGTGTCATTTTGAATTACGCGACAGTATGAAAATATATAATCAATCATTAGCGAAGCTGGGGGCCAACGTTGGATGGCCCAAAAAGACGGAAGCGGCGACCTATCGGTGGATAGATCTTGGGAACGAAGCCGAGGTTATTCAGCATGAAATTTTTTATTTTAAGCACGACATAGCCGTGTTAGCGGCGATCATGCGGAAGCATGTGGAAAAGTTTCCCGGCAAGTTGCGGTTAACGGCGGCGGGCTATGCGGAAGCAGACTTAAAAGCAACGGTCAAGCAAGATGATGAATCAACCAATACGAACCATTATAATGCCCTCTTTGAAGCCAAGTATACCGACGGCCAGGAAAAATATATCCGGCAAGCGTATTTTGGCGGTTTTGTGTATGCTAATTATAAAATTGTGAATAAAAAGTTGAGCCGCGGGCTGGTAGGCGACGTTAACTCGTTATATCCTTCGGTTATGATGAACCACAATTATCCAGTTTGGCAATCATTACAAGAGTTAAAAGAAGATGAGTTCAAGGGCCTTAATCTGCATGATTATAATACCTTCGCGGTGGTAACGATCAAAGTGAAGAAACTACGGTTAAAAAATGACGGGGTGCCATGCTTTCCGAAGAAAACGGCGTTTGGCATGTCGCGGGAAATTTTCAGCGAAAGTGATCTCGCGACCGATACGGCGATTTTAACGAATTTCGATTTATATTGGATCGAACAAAATTACAACATTGAATATGAATATAAGCAAGGCATCATCGCCCGGCGGTATATCACCCGGCCGTTCACGTCGTTTATTTTGAAGCATAAAGCGGAGAAAGAAGCGGCGGTGCGGGCGGGCAATAAAGTTGAAAAAATGATCGCCAAGATTATGTTAAATTCAACGTATGGTAAGTTTGCGCAACGGAAAATAACCACCAAGTCGATCTTGACCCGCAACGTGAATGGCACGATTGGGTTCAGCGAGGTCAAAGACGAACAAGCCAACCCAAAAGAGCACAATATTTTAATTGCGGTATTTATTACCGCGTTTGCGCGCGACGTACTCCTAGGGATGATTGAAATTTTAAAACATGAGCCGCAAGCAACGTTCTGGTATTGCGACACCGATTCGGTTCATTTTGGCTATGCGGGGGACCTGGACATAGTGAAGGACGATGAAAAGATCTTTCAGGAATTGCATATTCCGTTTGATAAGTCATTGTTTGGGAAATGGAAACCCGAACAGCATATGACGCAAGCCCGTTATCTAGGTAGTAAACGATATTGGGAAGAGGATCCGGCGCTAGGGGAAGCAATCATTAAAGGCGCTGGCATCCAAAAGGTTGGTAAAGCGTATTTGAGTAAGCGCGGAATCGAGGTGTTCAAATATCGGCAAGAACAAGCAATCATCGTACCCTTCACGGTATCAAAGAAGGTGAAAAACGGTGTGAAGATCTACAATTCGACGAAATTAATTGAGCCGACCCCAACCCAACAAAAGATGATCGAAAATCTTTGATGAATTGTTGACAATCATTTAAAAGCATGATAATATATAATCGTAGCAAGGAAGGAATAAACCTTCTAAGCTACTAAGTTGACTAGCATAGAATAAATATAAAGGAGAAGATATTATGCCATTAACTGTATACGAAAAGAACGGCGTTAAGGGTGGAATGAATGCAATCGTTACGGGGTTCATTGAATACAACGTATTGAACGAACCGCGGACGCCAAAAGCGACGAAGCTGGTTCCTGATCCAAAACCGGAATATGTAATTGCATTGAACCACTTTGCAATTAAGGGCGACGCGCCGCTGGTAGCGGCTTTGAATGAAACGACTTACGCGGACGGGGAAAAGATTTCCTTACGCGATAAAAGTCCGTTCCCGCCAGTGATTTTTGACAAGGACAATCGCAAAACCACCGGTGAAGAACTGGTGCCGGAAGGCAAATGTATTAAGGCGGGTACCTTGGTTCACGTGCATGTTCAGACGTTCGACACCCCGCTGAATGTTGGTTGCGGGTTCGACGCATTAAAGTTCCCGATCTCACTGGAAGAGGTTCCGGTTGTTGACGCGGGCGGCACGGTTAGCGCTAGTGTATTCGATCAATTCGGCGACGAATCAGCGCAACCCGCTGACTGGAATGTAGATAACAATTAAGGGCCTAAGAGGGCGGGCGAAGGCCCGCTCTTTTTTAATAAGGAGTGATATTAAATGCGATTAGATAAGGTTGAGCGGCGACTATATAAAATGCGTCGCAACCGAACTGGCAAAGATACCGATGAAAATCTGTACGGTGATAACTTTTCCTTAATGGAAGAGGACTATTATCGAATTTACAATGACTATTTAACCAACCTGGTTTTAAATTTAATTACCTACGAGAACGCGCCCGACACGCTCGACGAGCGGTTTCTCGAGTTCAACTTGCGTTACTACGGTTATGCGCGGGTTGGCGGCGTTGATAGTGATAACGTGTTTGTGCTAGGTCAAAACCAAAATGGCGAGTACGGGTTAAACGCCTTGGGTTCGCTAATTGATCAATCAACGATACCGAACCCCTTTTCAGTTGATGAACAGACGCGGGAGCTTCCTTACTTAACGCGCATGAACTACCGGGATAAAACGGCGGGCTATGTAACGTTAACCAATAAGTACAATTTCTACTTATCTGGGCTTATGTCAACCTTCACGGACATTCAGCTGATTAATCGGGTTAGCAAGTCCCTGGCCAAGATTAAAGCGAGTGAAATGCGCAACGTTGACTTAATGAAACAACAATACGTTGGGCTAACTAAAAATAAGAACTTGACCGCTAATCAAATTTACCAGCAAATTCAAGAAGGCCAGTCGTTCATTGGGATTGACAGTGATTTAGGCGATATCGCCAACGTGTTAGCCGTTACCGACTTTAATATCCATGATTACTTGGGTTCGCTAAAAACCGCATGGAATAACGAGGTTTCCGAATTGTTGACCATGCTGGGGATCAATACGGTTGGCGTTGACAAGAAGGAACGCTTAGTTTCAATGGAAGCCCAAGCCAATGCCCAACTCACCGAAGCCAGTGCCAACGTTTATTTGCAAGCCCGGAATCAGCAACTAGAAATCTTAAATGACGTGTTAGGGACTAAGATCGAAGCCACCTTCAATCAACAAGCCTTTCAACAGTTAGTCAAGTTACAAGACGCGCAAAACGCCGGCGAAATTGACGTTGATACGAATAACGACAATGAAATTGATAATCAGGAGGAAAATTAAAATGATCCATAAAGCAGTTTATGAAATGAACAAATCATACAGTCAGAATATTAGCGAGGTATTAACGAAATACATGCAAAAGAACTATTACCCAACGGCCGCTGATTTTGTCCGCGATTTTAATAAAGAGGTTCCCGAAGCGCCCGTTGCGGAAAGTACGTTCCGTTGCTGGTTGCATTGCAAGTCAATGCCAACCCTTTATTACTTGGTACGGTTAAGCGAGTTCATGGGGATCGACCTCTACGACTTAATTTATAACTATCAAAACGGGGAGGATAATTAATGGCAAAGTATACAATTGAGTTAGGGGCCATGGTATCGGCCCATGCCCACTTAATGGCAACGCAAGGCGACGACCGGATGCTGAATATTAGCGACGGCAGCGGCTATGAAAAAACCTTCAACATGCCGGAATTTGTCTGGTTATCACCCAACGAGGTAATCGACAAATACGCGCGATCGTTTATGGATCGCCATGTCGGCCCGGGCTTGCAAGAAGACATCACCGACCAAGCCGACCTTAATAAGGCCATTTACGATCGGTTATGCCAAACGCTAGTCCGTCATTTCTGGGGTTATGAAATTGGCCAGGAAAACCCATTGTATTTCTTAACCCTCTTGCGGCAATGCCTGGATATGTATTTACCGATTTGGTATCAAGGCTACCAAAAGTTATTTATCGACAAGGCCCAATGGATCACGAATGTTGCCGACGGCACCAGCATAACGGTTTCGAAGTCCGACGCCAACGGGAACAGCAAACAGGCTTCGATTGCCGGGAACGCTGACACCCCGCAAAATGAGTTGAACTTTAAAATGAATACCGGGGATCCGACCGACGATTATAATTTCCACTACGCCAGCGACGTTAACGGCGCTAAGTCGACCGAATCATCGACGAATACGGCGAACGGAACGACGAACACAACGACGCATACCGAGGGCCGCAACGCGATCATCACGGACTTGCTGAATCGGATGTTGGGATATACGAACGGCATTTACTTTGATTTATTCGACAAGATTAAGGCGGCGGGCCTTTTCATGGGGGTGTATTAACATGAGTAAAATCAATGAAATTGCGGAGTTACTGTTAGCGGCGGGGTGCGATCCGGCCAGCGAAGAGCAATTGGTTAATAAGATCTGTTTGGCAATTTACGACCAGGATGTCTTACAAGCTGGCATTGCCATGGCGATTTGTCTTAAATTCCTGGCCCGCAAACTAGAAGATCAGGATACCGATACGGAAACGCATGTGCGAATCTTACTAAACTTGGCCGACGCCTACGACGTTGAGTTTAAGCACCCCGATTAAAACTATGATATAATAGAAGCAACCGAATAGAGCTAAGTGAGTTCCGTAGCGGGTTTCAACGGGTTAAACCGGCCGCGCGGTTAGGCTTGAAACGCCGCCCTTTCTCTAATCGGTGCAGGCGGTTGCTGGGTTTTTACCCAGGGACCGCTTTTTTGTACCTCGTGATATAATAGAGGTAATCAGACAAGGAGGTTATTTTATGGCAGAGGACATCAACGAAATTTTGCACCTTGATCCAAAAGAGGTCGCAAAGTTTGAGCAGATCATGAACGAGGTCAACGGGTTTATGGAATACCACAAAAACCAGGAAACGCCACCGACCATTGACGAGTTAGACCAGTTTCATAAAACCTGGTTCTATAATAACTGGCGGGTCCGGTTCCGCCGGTTGTCAGCCTTCAGCAACCTGGGGGCGCGCGGCGTCATTGCAATTCCCAATACGACGTTCGAGGAATGGTTATGGTGGTTCCATGAATGGGCGGAAGCCCTGACCGACGACTACAACGAGTTCAAGAAAATGGTCTACGAAGCGCTCTTAATGATCCAAAAGCACCTCGAAGCGATCGACAAGGTTTTGCAAAATCACGAGCAACGCATTACCAAGATCGAAAACGATATCAAGGAAATCAAGCAAGAGATCAAACAGCTGGGCGACGAGATCACGCAAATTAAAAAAGATATCAGTAACATCAATGAGCAGATTACCAATATCCAGCAAAACCTGGGGAAAAATAACGACGCCTTGCAACAGATTTTGCAAGCGCTGAAAAACATTGGGGTTTGGAACCAAACCGGCGGGACCATTTTCGAGGGCCAGTTTGCGCCAGGCAAGTCCATTGCGGGTGGTAACATCAACGTGTTTGGTGGTGCCCAAGACGGCAATTCCTGGATCAGGACCAACCCAGGTCAGACGGAAAACGATATTACCGCCGGTATTTAAGGAGGTCGTTGGATGACTTTACTATTAATTAAAGGTCGTTTCGGCTCGTCGGGCATTTACACGGCCGTGCAATATAACGAGGTGCCCGCCTGGTATACGAACGGCGTTGAAAATAAAGCAAACTGGTGGGGACCCGGCACGGACGTTAACGAAGCCTTCTACTGGTCGTTAGTTGGCAACCACGCCTTCGTTCAATACGGCAAGAACCTAAGCGGCTGGGCCGGGTGTCGCTTCATTGATGAAACCCTGACCTGGACTAACGAGCGCCAGAACCCGGACGGGAGTGTCGATTGCGACGTTACCGTCGACATCGGCCAATATGGTGGTCAGCGGACCGATTACTTTGTCGGGAACGTGCCCGTCGTGCATAGTATTAAAATCGGTGATCAGGTCGTCGCGACTTATTCCGGTGGGACCGGGGACGGCTTCAACGTGCCGGCCAACCCGGGCCGCATTACCAGCCATATCACGGTTGCGCCGCAAAGTTATAGCGATACCGTGCAACTATATATCGACGCTCACTATCCGACGGGTGTTTTTCCAGACGCGCATTTTGCGGCGGGGGTCACCTTGTATAACCCACCGCCGCCCGCTTATATTCCAATGAGTACGCGGAAGAACGGTCAATGGTTAAACTTGAACGATCACGGCGGCCATATCAGCATTCGGCAAGGCGATTGGCAAGACCGTTCCAAGGAGTTGTACACAACCCAGCGGCAAGAAAACCAAGGCCACAATCGCCTTCGCCGCGGGGGCAAGTGGCTTCAATTGCCTAAAATGTAATTATAAGATTGTCGACAATCGTTAAACTATGTTATAATGAAATCAAGAAGGGAGCGATTAACAAATGGCAAATCTTGTCATGGATGTTTCTAGTTATCAACCTGATTCAATCGGTTTTTTCCAGGCTGCTAAAAACGCGGGGGTTAAGGCCGTCATTGTTAAACTAACCCAAGGCTCCGCGGACGGCGACGCCTATGTCAACCCGAAAGCCCAAGCCCAGCTCAATAATGCGCGGGCGGTCGGCTTGTTAGTCCACGGTTACCACTATGCCCGGTTTAACGGCAACCAGGACGCGCGCAACGAAGCAAAATGGTTCGTCGATCATGCCAAGCAGTTTGGGCTAGGACCGGAATCGGTCTTAGCGCTTGATATTGAAGATCGCGTTAACGCTAAGTATGCTACCAGCGACGCCAACGCGTTCTTACAAGCCGTTAAGGACGCGGGTTATCCAAACGTCGACATCTACTCAATGGCGTCATGGTTCTGGTCTGGGCGGCTGAATGCCGCGGAACTGATTGCCAAAAATAAATGGGTGGCCAATTACGGGGTATCGCAACCGGGCGTTGATAATGTCGGGACTTGGCAATGGACGAGCAGTTACAACATCGCCGGGAACCTTGTTGATATGTCGTACGATTTTAGCGGCTTCTATACGAATGGCGCGACCGCAGCCGCACCGCAACCCCAGCCAAACCCAAAACCCCAGCCCGCCGGTTTCACCGATGAACTGGGCGATCACTGGACCTACGAGAACGGCAAGTTCGTGTCGACGACAACGTTACATCTCCGTTGGGGTGCCCGCCCTTGGGCTTCAACGATTGCCACTTTGCCCGCGGGTAGCACGATCAAATATGACGCCTGGTCGCGCGGCCAACAGTTTGTCTATGTCCGTCAACCCCGCGGCAACGGTCAATTCGGGTATCTGGCCGTTCGCGACGCTAAGACGGGCGAAGCCTACGGTAAATTTGAATAGTTAAGGTTAGGAGGAGTTAAAAATGGCTAAAAATGTTATTTACAAGGGAATCGAATTTAAATGTATTGACCGCATTCCAGAATATGCCGCCTACCATTCGATCTACGTTGCCAAAGAAGCCCATGTTGACGAGCATGGCCGGGAATATCAAGCAATCAATACAAATTATTACGGGCGCGCCGCGTTGCATGTTTTGCACTCCTATCCAAACAACCGGGGCTATCAATTAATTAATCTGCCGCGGCGCAACGGGAACAAACAGCGTTGTGTTACGCTTCACCGTCTGGTTTTCTTGACTTGGTGCAAAAAGTTGCCCGCCAATTATCAAGCGTTAGACATCAACCATATTGACGAAAATAAATGTAATAATAGTTACGGCAATCTTGAATTGATTAGCCACCAAGAAAATTGCGTTTACGGCCACCGGGCGACCAAGTGGCTGGCCACAATGGTTAAGCATGGCGCCACCGCGCGGGTCGTTGCATATGACATGCAAGCAATCCAAGAGTACCACTTTGATACAATTCGCGAATGCGCCCGCGTTCTCGATTTAGACCGCCGCGCGATCTACCGGTGCCTAGCTGGTGAGCAACGCCAACATAAAGGTTTTGTCTTTTGTCGCGAGGACGGGATCATCAATAATTAGCAACGATCAAGAAGCGCCCAACCGGCGCTTTTTGTGATATAATAACAAAAGAAACTTAAATTTTTCTTTTCTGGAAAGGAGTTCATTGCAATGCAACAAAATGTACAACCAACTACGCAAACGGTCGGTAACATTCGTGATCGGCGGACCCTCTTCTCTGGTCAAGCCAATACCCGTGAATACACCGACGCCGAAAAGCCGGTTATGTTCAAGAACCGGGAAAACAAGCAACTAGGCCAAACCTGGGACGATCCGAAGATCGCCGGGATCCTGGCCCAAGACAACCAGAACTAAAAGGAGGCCAAACCATGGCAATCAATAAAGAATTACTCGATAGCCTGGGCGATAACACCTTGGTTCAAGCCATTGGCGCGTTGTATGATCTCGGCGAGGACGCCACGCCCTTACTTGCTGATCACCTGGAACAAATGAATGACGTTCAGGACCGGACCACGGCCTTGCTGAATGCAACCAAGGATCTCTACGCCGCTTACAAGGAACAGGCCGAGCAATTGCAAGCCCAAAAAGACGCCAATGTTAAGCTCATGTACGACGCCACGCAACGCGGCTTGAAAACTGACAACGCCATTCAGCGCGAACAACAAGCAGAAAACGACAAGTTCGACGCCGAATTGGCCAACATCGAATTGGCTAACGAAGATTAGGAGGTTTTATCAATATGCCACAATCAAAACTTGCTAAGGCCACAACGGAAGCCTTGGGCCACCCGGTTACCGACGACCAGATTTTCAAGAACGCCCTTGATTCCATGGGGCCAGAAAATAACTTGCCAGGCTACCACGCTGGCGACAATTTTGTCCCATATGGCCAGTCATTTTTGAACAACCCAGAAACTTATTTCGACTACCTGAATACGATTGCCGTTAAGTACGGGTTGGTTTTCATCAAGCAGTCATTGGCGCAAAACCCACTCTACAATTTTAAGCGCGGGCAAATTCCATACGGCGGCAAGATTGAATCGGTGGTCTTTGATACGATTTCGCCGAAGGTTTACCGCCCTGACAAGATTAGCGGTTCCGAAAGTCCCTTCGCGCAAAACTTTGGTCGCGTTGTCGGCAAGACCTACACCCAATGGTTTGATATTGAAAGCTCTAATACCATTGTTGACACCCAAGACACCATGTTCTTCCAGAACTTGCAACAATTCCACGACTTTGTTTACGGCAAGATCGCGCAACTGGTTAACGGGGCCGTTCTGGACGAGTTCTACCACACCAAGCTAACTTTGAGTAAGTCATTGGCCGACGGGATGATCGCCAAGACCACGGTCGACAACGTTAAGGAATTACAGAAGCAAATTCTGTACTACGCTCGGCGCTTCCAATACTTTAGCCGCGACAACAATTCCATGGGCATCAACCAGGCGACCCACGTTTCTGACATCGAGGTCCTGGTCCCATTAAAGACCTCGATTGATATTGACGTTGATTTTGTAGCCAACGCGTTCAACCCGGAACTGTTCAAGGCCACCCAAGTTCACTTTACCGAGGTTGACGCCTTCCCAGACGTTTGGACCTACACGACTGACCACACGGTTACGAGCGATGATATCGACAAGGGTTACGTTGACGGCCGCGTTCACCCGGTTGGTTCCGTCATTAAGCAAGGTTCGCTTGCGACGGCTAACGCCACGGACGCGGAACAAACGTTGGTTGGTGATAAGGTTGGGGCCATTGTGCTTGACCGCGACGCTCTGCAATTATGGGACGCGTTGCCGTTGACCCTTTCCACGATCAACAACCCCAAGAAGCGTTACACCAACATCTTCTTGAACCAGAAAACGGCGCTTATGTTTGTGCAAGCGCTGAACAGCCGGGCGATTATGCTTAAATAATTTGCGGCAAAATGTTGTATAATAAGGGTTAGGGAAAATATTTCCTATCCCTTTTTTAGTGCTAAATTTTAAGGAGGTATTATTATGCGAATTACCCGCGCGGGTTTTACCGATGAAGATTTTTACGGTTCAAACGATACCGACGTCGTTCACTTTCGTTATCTGCATAAACTCTTGCGGCAAGTCCCAACCATGACGCTTTCCGACGTTAGCGACGGCAAGTTTACCCAATACGTTGCCCATGACGCCACCGCGTCAAAGTATGGTTCTCACACTTATAAGACCACGGTAACGACCATGACCGCCGACCATGCGGTTAGCGACCATATGTTTAACCCGTTCATTGACGATCAGCTGGATAAGCATTACCAAGACGTGATCAAGCCGCAAATTGATCGGCTGGATAAGCTCATCGCCGACTTAACCAAGGTCGTTCACGACCAAGGCGAAGCAATCACGGCCTTGCAAAATCAGTCTACCGATCAAGCCCGCAAGTTGACGAACCTGGAAGAACGCTTAGCCGCCCTGGAACAACCTAAATAAGGAGGTTTTATTTTATGCGTATTGATGATAAACGATTCTACCCAGCCAACTGGCAAGACTTTATTCATAAAGGGGCAATCACCGAACTGTTTAAGGCCGTTCCCGAAATCAACATTCCGGACTTGAACGCCAGCACGATTGATAAAGTTGAATATCAAAAAGACGCAAATGGCGAGTATCGCATGTTGGTTGACTATACCGACCAAGACGGCGTTAGCCATAACACCGTCTTAAACCCAGCGATTACCCAACGGGTGATTGCCCTGGCTAACCAAGAGGTCGTCAAACATTTTCTGTATAACCAAAATGGCCAGGACATCAACATTCAGACCATGCAATTCATTGATGATAAGTTGCGCTTGCAACTGGTCGACGGCCAGGCAATCGAACTGGACCTTAAACCATTGGTCCCACGAATCAACGTCATTGGTCCCGACGGCGAAATTCTGCAAAAGGATCTGAATTACCAGGTGGCCGACGATTCAATCATCTTTGTTGACTTGCATGGCAACGAAACGAAGCTCGATTTTAAGAAGCTCGTTCACGTCGCCGCCTACCAGCAAGATCAACAACAGATCGCGCAACAGTTTACCTCCTTTGACAACAAGAAGCTCGATAAAGAGGAATTTGACCGCTTCAACCTGACTAACCAGGCCGCCCTGGATAAAAAAGTTGATAAGACCGCCCATGCCGCCGACGTTGAGCATTTGCAAGGCGAAATCGACACCAAGGCGGAAAAGGTCTACGTCGATGATCAGTTCAAGCTCTACGTTAAGTCCGTTGATTTTAACACCTTTAAAGAAAAGATCTTAGCCACGGTTGAAACCAAGGCCGACAAGACCGCAATGGCCGCGGAATTGGACAAAAAAGAGGATAAAACCGCACACGCCGCCGACGTCGCCCACTTGCAAGAGCAAATCAACGACCGTACGACCCACGCGGAAACCGACGCGGCTACCACGAAGGTGGTTAAACAGCTCAAAGATTGGGCCGAGCCGATTCACGAAGATCTGCAACATTCGCTTGATGACAAGGTTAACGTCGTTTTGTTCAACGAACTTAAAAAGCGGGTTGAAGATATCAACTCGTTAAAAGTAAGTAAAACGGACTACGAGCATGACAAGGCGGGCTTTGCCACGATCGAACAGCTGGGTGATTACGTTACCACCAACTACTTGACGCAAAATCATTATACCAAGGCCGACATTGACGCCATGCTGGCGGGTAAGGTTGGCCAGGGCGCGTTGAACGACCTTCACGAGTTGTTGCAAGGCGAAATCGACAGCAAGGTCAACGCTTCCAACCTGAAAGCCGACTACTACAACAAGACCGAGGTTGACGCCCTGATTAAGACGGCCCAGCCGACCAACAATCAGGTCTTTATGCCGTTTGTGGCCAGCGACGGTAATTGGCACGTTAAGCTCGTGCAAATCAACCCCGACGGGACGGTAACCGACGCAACTACCGATCCCACCGATACCGAAGCTGGCAAGTGATATAATAGAGACAATTAAAAGGAGGTTTTATTATGGCGCTGAAAGTTGATATTGATTTAGGCGTTAAGGCCCAAGGTGAAGCGGGTAAGATTTATAAACCATACGTTGCTTCGGACGGTAGCTTGCACGCCAAACTGATCAACCCCGACGGTTCGGACGTTCAAGGCGAACCAGAATCAAATGTATAACTAGAACCCTTGCAGTAAGGAGGATCAAAAATGGCTATGCCACCATTAGATTTAACTTTAAATCAATCGTCGCTAACCAGTAAGACGATCAGCAATGAAATCACGGACTTGAATGATTTAACCACGCCCGGGTTTTACTTTGTGGAAAACACCCAGCTGGCTAATTTGCCGCTAAACAACTGCTCCCACGTATTTGTCAATGCTAACACCGCGAAAAACCGCATCTTGCAAATTTGTTACCCCGAGAATAGTCAGTCCGTCTGGTTTCGCATGAAAATCGATGATAGTTGGTCCGATTGGAATTATGATCAAGCAGTGCCCTTCGTCTGACTTGACGTTCGATTTTAAATTCGTTTTACCAGGGAAACCAGAATCAAATGTATAACTAGAACACTTTCAGTAAGGAGGATCAAAAAGGGCTATGCCACCATTAGATTTAACTTTAATTCAAGCGTTGCTAACCGGTAAGACGATCAGCAATGAAATCACGACCGCGAATGATTTAACCACGCCCGGGTTTTACTTTGTGGAAAACCCCCAGCTGGCTAATATGCCGACCCGCAACTGGGGCCACGTATTTGTCAATGCTAACACCGCGAAAAACCGAATCGTGCAAATTTGTTTCCCCGACAGTAGTCAGTCCGTCTGGTTTCGCATGAAAAGCGATGATAGTTGGTCCGATTGGAAGCAGTTCGTTATCAGTTCTAACAATAACCTGATCACGATTGACGACCCGCAAATCTTATCAGAATGGTACGGTATGTTATCGTACCAAGCCGACGGGACCTATGCTAATTATTCGATCGCACCGACCGGAATTATGATCGAACAACGCCCGTCGTCTGACTTGACGTTCTATTTTAAATTCGTTTTACCAGTGAAACCAGAATCAATTACCGACGACCACCCGCGCCCACTTGGGATCGGCACCTCCGCAACAAATTTAAACTATTCCATTCAGACCCTCGCCATGGAAGAACCCGGGATTCACAAGAGCCTTAGCATGATTGAACCCGAATTAATTCTTGATAACCCGAGCGGCGGTAACCTGATATATAGCGCCCGGTCCAAGGCCAACGGTACCTTTACCGACCTCGACCAAGCCATGTATATTGCACCTAACACCGATCAGCTCTCGCCAGCGCCACCAGTTAATTGGGGAGATACCGTCATCATGACCTTATGCAGTCATACGGTTAGATATAACCCGTTCCCGTCTGGTGGGAGTGCAATTTAATCGGTAAAACTCGCAGCCATGCTCTTATGGGGCATGGCTTTTTTATGCGGTATAATAGAAATAACGATAATTTAAATGGGGGTTGCTTAACGTGAAAAATAAAAAATATATTGACGTTGCCCAATTTCAACAAGACGAATATCCGGTAACCTTTATCATCGGTGCCCGCGGCGTTGGGAAAACGATTAGTTCACTATCGCAAAAGCTAAAAGCCAATTGGGCTAACCATACCATGTTTATTTACCTTCGCCGCTATCAAAGCGAAATTGAAACGGCCAGCTTCAACCTGGCCCTCTTGTCAAAACTGGTTGGCCACACGGTAACGCGCGACTATGCCACCGACAAGAACGGCAAGAAGGTCGATTGCCTTCTCGTTGACGGGACGATCGTCTGCTACTTGTTGGCCCTATCAACCGCCGCCAAGTATAAATCAAATGATTATTCCGACGTTACCGAAATCATCTACGACGAATTTATCGACCCACGCGGGCGGGAGCTGAAAAATGAAACGAAGCTCTTCTTGAATTTCGCCATGACGGTCTTTCGTGATTTTACCAAGTATCATGCCCTTTTCTTGGCCAACGCGACAAACCTTTACAATTGCTACTTTCTCGATTTCATGATTATGCCCAAGGACAAAATTACCAAGTTCTCAAAATTGGGCATTAAGATAGTCATGTATCAAACCTCGGCCGAGTTGAACAACGAGCATTACAATTCGGTGCTCGGGAAGCAAGTCTTGCGCCTGGAAGGGGAAAACTCTTCCAGTTTGGCGAACCGCTTCACCAACGCCTTCGATGATTTCATTTCCAGCCTGGACAAATATGCCAAGTATCAAATGACCATTCACTTGGGCGGCGTTGCCTACGGCATTTATACCGATCTTGATTTCATTATCATCTCAACCAAGGTCGATCCGTCATATCCTGACAAGTACGCCATGACCTACGACGACGCGTCAAACGACGTACCTATGATCGACCCGCTTCAAACCAACAGTTTCATCGCGGCCTTCAAACGCGGCCAGCTTCGGTTTACCGACGTCAAAAGCCGCTCGAAATGGTTGAAATTTTTCAAGCACCCACGCATCACGGGAGGTGATTTATAATGTCAACGATGATCGAACGCAAAAACTACGCGGCCCAATGCTTGCTGGCGCGCGGCTTGAATAAGACGACCATAATTGCGATTCTTTGCAACGGCTACCATGAAAGCGGCGGTTCGTTCTCACCAACCCAATGTCAGATTGGTGGCAGTGCCTTCGGGATCTGGCAATGGGACGGTAACCAGCGTCAGGCGGAAATCATTCGCTACGCCCGCACCCATTCCGAAAAGGATGCGATCAAATGGCAATGCAACTTTTTGGTTGACAACCAGCCGAATCAATGGATCGCGCACGCGGGCATTAGTTGGGACACCTTTTTGCACAATAAAACCAACCGCGACTGGAAATGGTTAACCTGGGCATTTTGCGTTTCTTGGGAACGCCCTGGGGTGCCCTTAATGGAAAGTCGCTACGCCGCTTATAATAAAATTATGCCGATTGATTGGGGTAATGGCGGCGGTGGTGGCGATAATATCGGCGGCGAAACTAAACCCGTAACCAGCGCTAAAAAATATCCGACCATGAAGCAATGTATGGCCCTCTTCGACAAAATGCACCCACACAACAATCAACCCGAAAACCCCGATAACCAAAAACCGAACCCAGGTGGTGCCGTTGGCGGCTTTGACGCAAAGCCATGTCTGGACTACTACAATGCGCACCATGGACATCTCTACTATTCAATGCCCGGTCGTGCCGGTGTCTATTCTGGGCGGTCCGCGGACTGTTCAAGCTTCGTTTCATACATGCTTCACCTGGGGTATCACGATAACAATACGATCCTCTATACCACGGAAACCTTGCACGATCGTTTAAAAGCGCTGGGTTATCACTGTATCGAAGAAGGGACGGTCCGCGTTGCGCACCACCCGTTTAAGACCGGCGACGTGATTATTCTCGGGCGACGCGGTTCAAGTGGTGGCGCGGGTGGCCATACCGGCATTTGTCTGGAAAGCCCCAAAATTTACGATTGTAACTATACGAGCAACGGCCTAAAAATTTACGCTTCCGGTCAAGCGTTCCTTGATTGGAACTACGCCACAAACTATTGGTACCACTATACAAAATAAGGAGGAATATTTATGTCTGAAATTCCATATCTGGCCCTTGATGATCAGGTTGCCGACTTAACCGCGACCACCGACGCGGTATTTACGGGCACGGGTTCCCTGGTCGTGCCGTTTACGATGCTTGACATTTCAAACGAAAAACGCTTTTCCTATTTAAAACCCAACGAACACGCCTTTGTATCTTGGCTCCCGTTGTACGACGACTACTATTGGTTGTTTCAATGCCAAGGCGACCTTCGCTACGATAAAGAAGCCGATCACCCCGGCCAGATTAATCTGTATGGCCAGGGCCAAACCTTGACGAACCCCGGTCCCTTCCAGTTTTTCTATTCCACGGTCAAAAAACCCTTCCGGGTTGATAAAATCTCAATGACCCGTCATGCCTGGCCCTTCACTTACGCTTCCCGCCAAGCGCGTACCGGCGCGATTGACGGCGTTCGTTTAATCGACTTGCGCGACCAAAACGCCCTGGTCGCCATTGACGACCAATTCGGGCAGTATATGGACGACGTGCAGACCGACGACTTGATCAGGTTAAATGCTGGTGAAATGTTAGGAGTTGATTTCCTATGACTAAGAATCTATTTGCCGACGTATCGAGCCACCAGCCTGAAAGCAATGCTTACTTTCAGGCATTGAAAAATGCCGGTTGTCAAGGCGTTGTGGTAAAATTAACAGAGGGGACCGACTACGAGAACCCCAAGGCAACGAATCAAATTGCGCATTCTAAGGCCCTTGGCATGAAAGTTTCTTGCTACCATTTCGGCCGGTTCACCTCGGTTAGTGGTGCCCAGGCGGAAGCTCGTTACTTTTTAAACAGCTTAAAAGCGCACGGCATTGGTACCGACGCAGTGGTCGTCAACGATTTTGAAGCTACCCATGCCAGTGTCGCGGCGCTAAATGCGTTTTATGATCCACTGGAAGCGGCGGGTTATAAACAGGTTTGTATCTATTCCATGCGTTCCTGGTTTACCGCCGGTTATTTTAACGGTGTCCGGGGCTTGAAATGGGTGGCGGAATATGGCCGTTCCGCTTGTTCGGTCCAATGCGACGCCTGGCAGTATACGTCAACGGCGATGATCGCCGGGGTGGCCACCGATATGTCATGGGACTACAATGGGTTGTTTACCACGAATGCGGGCAGTACCGGCGGGCATTCGCAAAGCAATAGCCAACGGGAACAGAACCACCAGGCCAGCCAGAACGACGCAACCAAGTTGGCTTATTGTTATAGCTTGCAAAATTTGATTTTAATGCCGCTCTACGATAATTGGTTGCATTAAAAAGGAGGTTTTACTTTTGTTTACCTTGATTCGCCATTCAACCAACCAGCCGCTTTTTAGCTCAAACTCCATTTATGGGATCCTGGATCTGTTGTTGATGAATTGGGCCAATGACGATAATTTTACGCTGATTTATGACGCGGTGGCCGAAATGATCACGGTCAATGGCATTGATTACGAGCTTGCGTATCACCCGTTGGCCGGTAACCCACGCGGGGAGGTATTAATAAATGAATGAAATCAATTACTTAATTCTAAACGCTGATCGACAAATCATTGATTATGGCTTAGAACTCGTCTACACGCTTCACCATTTTATTCGCGGGCAACAGTTTAACCGGCTGACGATTGAACCCGCACCCGCCGACTACAACTTGGCAATCGCGGTCAATGGCGCTACCGATACCGATGCGGCCACGTCCGATTACCCGGTTCACCAACTTAAAAAAATTCTGCTCGACGATCAAACTTATTATCTAACTTGTTATACCCTGGACCCTGGTTCCGATACGGAGGTTACTGAAAATGTCAATTGATGAATTTTTAAAGTTTGCTGGCAACGGAATCGACCAAACCAATATCCTGATCACCTTCGCCCTCCTTGATACCGTCTTAGGCATCTCGCTCCGGTTGCTTAATAAGCAACCCTTGATCTCAAACAAGTTTTTGTCGGGAATTACGCGCAACTTTATGCCCGCCTTTTTACCGGCCTTATTGCAAGTCCTCGAAAAATGCAATCACGCCGCATTGCCTAGCTATTCATATGCTGAATTTTTTATCTTTATTTGCGCGGGTTATTTCTTAATTCAAAGCATTTTATGTAACCTGAACGGCCTGGGAACGCCGCTCCCCGCCTGGCTGACCAAGTGGCTGTCCAATGAATTAAAAGAAAAGGGGCTTAAATAATGACTAACCGACAACTTTCCACCATTACTTTATATGCCACCGTGCCGTTTGATGAAACTTATAAGCATGTCGTTAACTGGCTGAATAAAGACCAACTCGACAATTTTCTCAATAGCTATCCGCATATCACTGAACAAACGTCGTATCAAAACTTAAACAAGCCGATCCGTTGGGACACCATGAAATCTTACGAGCTACACAGTCCCCACGGTGATGAACCCCAATTAACCGCGACCCTTAACGCGTTGACCTCATTTAATTACGTTAAGATTCACGACGTTGACCACAACGGCAACTGGCGCGACTACTACGCTTTTATTACTAATTTAGAGTATTATAACGACGGGTGTACTTTCATTTACTTTAGTATTGACAACTGGAACACCTATAAATTTAATGTTAACTGGCAAGGCAGTCATGCCATGGTGCAACGGGGTTTCGTCAACGAGGTTAACAAGGCGGGCAACGATTTTTCTAACACCTTCAAACAAGTCATGAATAACCCTGATGAAATTGGCGGCGACGGGTGCGGTTTTCTCCGCGAAAGCGATTATCTTACCTTTCACCCTAAAATCGGTGATCATAATACTTCCTACGCTGACGACGCGGTTAAATTTATCCTATTCACTACCCAACCCAAAGACGCCGCTACGGAAGCGGGTACTTATCTCGGGTTGTATTCGCAATATCATTACTATTTTCTTGCTTATAACCCGCACACTATGAAACTCTTCAACATTCAAGTGATGGGTAAGAATATTTCTACTCACAACGATACCATGGTTAAACAAGCCTACCAGGCTTTAAGCAAGGTCAAGGAATTTGCGGGTTCCGATAGCCTGGTCGTTGATAGCGAAATCTACAATTATTTAGGTATTCCGTTTGAAATGAACGATACTACCATTAATTTCACTGACGGCAACCTCGCCCTTTCTGAATCATCAACCTACCTCGTTAAGTTAGATTCTAACGGGAGCGTATTTAACCCTGAAACCGGGCATATGGGTTTCGCTAATGGTAATAAACTTAATAGTGGTAGTAACTTGTTTCAGAGACTGGTCAACTTTTACCGAAATACGTACGGTCTCATGTGCCCCCTTAAACTCATGGGCGAACCGTTCTCTAAACTTTTCTTCACAGACGGGAAGGGCACTAATTTAAATCTTGACTTGCTCAAATTTACCAATCTGGCTACTGACGGGATCTCCGTTAAACGTTTTGGCTCGATCAGTGAAAATGGTCAAGAATCCTATTCGGTTAATCATTATAACCGAAGCTCAACCGCTGATCAAAACCAGTACGTTACCTACGAAAACGCCCTGGCTATTGACAACGCCGCCCGCGACGTTCCGATCGTGCTTGATAACTACACCATGTATTTAAATGCCAACCGTAACCAACTCGCTAACGTTCGGGCCAACGCGAAGATGAACGAGCGCCTGGCCAAACAAGGTAATTTGATTTCCTTGCAAAATACCAATCGTTCATTGGCTACCGCCCAAAACGTCAACGCCTACCAGAACCAGCGCGGCATGGGCATGGCTAAATTTGACGCCGCTACCGGCGTGATCGGCGGGGCCGCTTCCGGGCTTGTTCGCGGCGGGCTAGTTGGTGGTTTGCTCGGCGGGGTCGGTGGGGCCATTCGCGGCGGCATTGGCATGTATAAAACCGCCTACGGTAATGAAACTTCTGCAACGGCCTTGGCCATGAACAACGCTACCCAAGCGCAAAATGCCCGTGCCAACTATGCCTTCCAAAACGAGGTTGCTACCAATAACTATGAACAAACCATTCGTTCACAAAATGCCGTCCTGGCGGATACCCGCAACCATAACGATCAAATCGCGCACCAGGGTAGCAATTATCTGGTTTCATTTCAAGAAGGCAATTACGGTATGCACTATCAATTATTTACTTGCCAAGATTCCGTCATGAAAAACGCCATGCTGTACTTTACTCTGTTCGGCTACGAGGTTAACCAATATGGCCCGATTGAACCCTGGTTCCGCGTTAAGTACACCTTTAACTACGTCAGAACCTCTAATTGTTTCCTATCTGGCTACCTACCAACGTCAGCTACCAATACCCTGGAAGCCATGTTTGATAATGGGGTTACTTTGTGGTCCACTGATTCTGAATCGCTTAATCGGTTCGCCATTCGGGACCAAAAATCGGACAACTTGTTCAACCCCGATAACCCGTTTGACTGATTGCATATTTCGTAATTAGTGGTATAATAAAATTAAGGCAAAAGGTTATGACTTTTCCTTCACCTTATTTTTACCCATACCTATTTGGCTTTTCTCCTATCAGTTTAAAATAACTTAAAAAAACCGCTAGTTTTATTCTAGCGGCTTTTTTATTACTTGTGATATTCTTCGACGATGATCGCGAGTTGCATAAGGACCCAGGCGCTAACCCAGCCCAATACCGTCATTAAGATGCCGTTCGTAAGATTTACGAATATTGTCCAGATAACGCCGACCGCCATTACGACCATTGCTACAATCGCTAAATTATACAATATTTTTTCCATTCTATTTTTTCCTTTCGTTTCATGCTATTTATCGCCATTTCGTTCCATGCTTACCGTTGCTTGCATCGCAAATAAAATGATCCAGATTAAGGCGACCCAATTTGCTTTAATAAAATGATTTGTCATATACAAGTAGACAAAACCGCCACTTAACAATGACCAGATTGTTGCTTTAATTAAGCCCATTTTTATTCCTCCTAATTTTTTAACCAGTTTTTTCATTGTTCCATATCATAATTATAAAACCTATGAACGTTATTTCCCAGCGCAAATAACTTTATGCCTTAAAATATCCTGGATAATTTTTTACTCATTTTTAGCCCTCCTAATTGTTCGCCATCTTGACGTCTATTCTTCGTTTTGCTATATTTATTTTACTAGATTTTGCTTCGGTTGTCAATCGTCGCCCCTGCCCTTTCCTTCCTTTTTTTCCTCCCTCCCCCCTCGTTCTCTAAAATTTCTCTACCACGTCGTCCCCTCGTTGTCAATAAAAAAT